AGGTCAAGAACGTTGCAGGCACAGACGTCACGATTTTCACAGGCAAGATCACTAGCGTTGATAACAACCTAGCAGGCTCAGGCACAATCGGAACTAATGCAGTCCAGACCATCACAGCCGTCGGCCCGTTCTCTCAGATGTCTCGCAAGATCATCGGTGGCTCTTCTTGGGTAAAGGAGATGGATACCGATCGCATGACTCGTATCTTTACAGATGCAGGTCAGACGATCGATATCGTTGATAGTCCAGCGATCTATGAGTTCGCCGCTCGATCAGCAAGTGCAACCGATTCTTACTCACTAGCTGCTTCATTCGCGGCTCAGGCATTCGGATACATTTATGAGACTTCACTAGGCAAGGTTGGCTTCGCCAATGAATCGCGTCGTACTAATGACGCTAAGGCCAATGGCTATACAGTAATCCCTAACAATCACATTCTTTGGGGTAACGTCTCAAGCCAGAAGACTCTGGCAGACATCCTTAACAACCTCACTCTTACCTATGACTCAGGTACGGTCACGGCCACAGATGCGACAAGTATTTCAGACTTCGGGCAGGTAGATGGATCAATTTCCAACACTTTGCATAAATCAACAGATGCCCAAGTACAAGCCGATCGCTACATAACCCTTAGAGCCTATCCTCGCACTTCTCTCAGCTCATTCACAATCCCGATCAATTCATCTAATGTTTCAGATGCTCTCAAGGACTTCTACATCTCGATGAGCATGGGTGAGCCAATCGAAGTAACTGCCCTACCAATCGCCTTAAAGAACACAACCTACAGAGGCTTCGTCGAGGGCTACACATTCTCGATCAATCAATACGAGATGATCTTGACTCTTAATACAACTGACTACACCTACAGCTTCACTCCTACTCGATGGCAGGACGTCTCAGCGTCTCTTACATGGAATGGGGTTGGGGCTACGGTACAATGGAACACTTACGATGACTAGGGGCAAGCGTGGCAACAACAACTAACTTCGGATGGACGACACCTGATAACACAGGCTACGTCAAGGATGGCGCACTAGCGATCCGTACCCTTGGCTCTGCCATCGATGCCACGGCTATTAACTTCGTCGATCTTACTTCCAGTCAAACTATGGCTCGTAAGGCTCTTACGGCTCCTAGAGAGATCACAACCGTATCTGCCACAGCTGCTACTGGAACCGTCAATTTTGATCTATTGACTCAAGGAGTCCTTTACTACACGACCAATGCTTCAGCCAACTTCACTCTTAACTTCAGAGGATCAGGAGCGGCTACCCTTAATTCACTCATGGCAGTAGGAGATTCAATCTCTGCCGTATTCCTAAACACTAATGGCGCGACTGCTTACTATCCAACAGCATTCCAGATCGACGGTTCTGCCGTTACTCCTAAGTGGACAAATGCTTCTGCACCTACGGCTGGCAACGTCTCATCGATTGACGCTTATTCATTCACAATTATTAAGACTGCGGCTACACCAACATTCACAGTACTTGCAGGTGGGGCGGTTAAGTTCGCATGAGTCCATTACTAACAGGATTCCCATTCTCAACTGGAGTAGGAAACGCAACTATAAGCGCAACTACTGGTTCACCTACTATTGATACAACATCACGCGCTGGTAAAACTATTTACAAGTTTACTGGTTCTGGGACTATTACAGTCGCCAATGGTGGTAATGCGGAGGTTCTTATCGTAGGTGCTGGCGGCGGCGGGGGTGGTACAGATTCACCTGGCGGCGGCGGGGGTGCTGGTGGACTTCTTTATTCTGCAAGTACATACTTAGCCGCTGGAACATTAACTATTACAGTAGGTGCTGGTGGTGCTGGTGGTGCGTCAGCGGGTAACAATGGTGGCTCTTCCCAAGTCGGATTACTAATTGGCATCGGGGGCGGTGCTGGTGGTGGCCGTGGTCAATCAGGTTCAGATACTAGCAACGGAACTCAAGGCGGTTCAGGTGGCGGTGCTGGATATTTAGGTACAGGCGGCGCAGGTTTTAGCGGTCAAGGTAATGCAGGCGGTAATTTTAATTATGGTGCCACAGGCGGCGGGGGTGCTGGCGGTGCTGGATCTGGATCATCTGCTGGTGCTGGATCGGCTAATTCAATTACTGGAACATCCGTCACATATGCAGCTGGTGGTGCTGGTGGAGTATCAGGTCCTAGTAATGGAACTGCTAATACTGGCAATGGTGGTCAAGGTAATTCATCGAATGTACCTGCATCTTCAGGTGGCTCAGGCGGTTCAGGCTATGTAGTGGTGGTGACTGGATAATGGCACATTTTGCAAGAATTGAAGACGGCGTAGTCCGTGAAATAATTGTAGTTAATAATGAAGTTCTGCTCGATAAAAAAGGCGTGGAACAAGAGTCCAAGGGCATCAGCTTCTGCAAGTCACTTTACGGTAAAGATACCGAATGGGTGCAGACTTCTTACAATGGATCATTCCGCGGTAAGTACGCAGGCTTGGGCGATTATTGGAATGGCACAGATTTCACAAGTGAGAAGCCAACGGAATGAAACCTATTCTATGCAAGGCTGGCCAACAATTAAGAGAACAGTTCGATGACTCCTTCCCTGATCGTGATAGGCGTTCCGATGGTTGGATCGGCGATCTCCGTCATTCAGCGCGTCCTAGTGACCACAATCCTGATCGAGAGACTGGAATTGTTAGAGCCATCGATGTCGATCGAGATGTCCATAAGTCAGGCAAGCCCGACCTCATGCCAGATATTGCAGATCAGATTCGACTCGCGGCCAAGGCTGGAGACAAGCGAATTTCTTACATCATCTTCGCAGGACGAATTGCATCGTCTCGCTTGGGCTGGCGTTGGAGACCTTACAAGGGATCTAATCCGCACAATCACCATCTCCATGTTTCTTTCACTAAGACGGGCGATCTCGATGGTTCGTTCTTTTCTACTATTCCGATGTTAGGTGGTAAGTAATGGGTCGCGTAACGATCAGCTCTAATAACCTATTCCCCGGTCCTAAAGGCGAAAAGGGAGACAAGGGCGACGCAGGTGGCCCACCGGGTCCACAAGGTCCAGAAGGCCCACAGGGACCTCAAGGACCACAAGGTCCACAGGGTTTACAAGGCACTCAAGGAAACCCCGGAGCGCAAGGCGCACAAGGCCCAACTGGTTCTACTGGACTTAAAGGCGATAAGGGCGATAAAGGCGATACTGGCGCGACTGGTGCTAAAGGCGATACTGGAGATACTGGAGCCCAAGGCCCATCTGGCGTAATCACAGTCAATGCTCCACTTACCAATGCTGGAACTTCTAGTGCTGCCGATCTATCCGTATCTACTGGATCAACTTCTGCTGCTGGAGTTTTGCAACTTACCGACTCAATATCCTCAACATCGACGACTACAGCTGCGACTCCTAATGCGGTCAAGTCTGCTAATGATAATGCTCTTATAAAAGGCACTAATGTTACTAGAACCGTTGGTTATTGGTATAGGACTCCAGTTAATCAATTTACAGGAACTCCGATTACTCATCAGGTTCTTTACTACACACCAATTTTTATTAGTCAAACAACCACTCTTGATAGATTAGCAATTTTTACAGGTGCGACTTTTTCTGGTTCTTCAACGGTGCGAGTCGGTATCTACAATGATACCAATGGGCAACCTTCTACTCTTTTATTAGATGCAGGCACCGTGGCACCAGTGGCAGCATCGGCAGGTTACACAATAACAATTAACCAAACACTTTCAACTGGGTTTTATTGGCTGGCTTTCTGCCAACAGGGTACGGCTCCGACAGCATCAATCTATGGTGGAGCAGCATCTTCAACTTCACAAGGTGGAAATTTACTCTTTGCCGCTACGACTGTAAACGGAACACTCATAACTGGGTTCAACCAGACAGGCGTTACTGGAGCATTCGCAAACGCAGGCACTATTGCAGTAAGCGGTTCTACTCCTTATGTATGGTTCAGGAGATCATAATGAAGATGACTACTTACGGCATCGGCGGCTTTGACCCAACCAAGCCAAATAACAACATCGTTGAAGAAATCGACATCCCAGATACGGAGACAGAATAATGGAAGCAATTATCTACGCAACACTAGGACTTATTGCAATTCCTGTGATTCGTCAGGCGATCAAGTCCTATCGAGCTAAGAAGGCTATTGGCGAGATCATCGTAGATTCTCTTGAGGCGGCAGTCGATACTGTCGAAAAGAAGAAATGACCCAATCGGACTTCTTCACTCTGTACTTTGCCAGCCTTGCCGTAGTCGGTGGGCTTGCAGGTTATGTGATCACGCATCTTCTGTCTGAAATTAAGCGACTAAACTCGCGTGTCGATGAGATCTACAACATACTCCTAGAGCGATAATTTTTACCATGGCACGAAAGAAAGT